CACCACTAATTTCCAAAGCTACACTGGAAACCTTTGTTGTAAACCCTCCAGTAGCTCCTTCTATAGCTGTTGCGCTTATTCCTGTACTAAAGCTACCACTAGCTCCATCTATATCTCCAGTTACATCTCCAGTTAATGCTCCGTCAAAAGTAGCTGCACTTACGGTTCCACTAAAGACAGCTGAAGCTCCACTGACCGCACCGCTTATTTCTAAGGCTACACTAGAGACTTTAGTAGTGAAACCACCAGTAGCTCCCTCTATAGCTGTTGCACTAATTCCTGTACTAAAGCTACCACTAGCACCGTCTATATCTCCAGTAACATCTCCTGTTAAAGCACCATCAAAAGTAGCTGCACTAACAGTACCACTAAAGACAGCTGAAACACCGCTCACAACTCCACTTATTTCAAGAGCTGCTGCTGAAGCTTTCGTAGTAAAACCACCAGTAACTGCTGTTATATCCGTAACCGAAGCATTAGATACTACTCCTAGAGTATTAACAGTAAAAGCCGATACAGAAGTAGGATGAGTGCTTGATACATTGGTAAGACCGCTTCCATCTCCAACAAAGAACCCAGCACTAACTGTTCCACTAAATACCGCGCCTACACCAAAAACAGAACTACTGACTGAAACATTCCCAGCTATGGCTATGCCAGTCGTAATTCTTACTGCATCCGTAGCGAGCTGAAGAGCAGAATTTTCACCATCCCCACTTTGAATATTACGAAGAGTAGTGTCTAAACCTGTATTACTACTGGTTTCTACTTGAAGTAGCTTCTTATAAGTACTAGCTATTGTGTTTCCAGTTAAGTCGCTCATGCTGCATCCCAATAATTTGTGTTATCTTCCCAATTTGTGGTAGCTTGATTCCAAAGTACATTTCTACCACCAGTATCTGGTCTTGGATTTCTGATATTCGGATTATCCCTTACATCAGGAGTCTTATTTTGTGGATTATTCTTTAAATCAAAATCACCCTCAAAATCTATTGGGCATACTAACATTCCATAACTATTTAATCTCATTACTCGATGGGGATATACAAATCCACAAGTATCACACATCGCTAATGAATTTTTATTACTAGCCATTTAAATATATCCCAAACGAGGTTTCAGGAACAGACTGGAACGCTGTCTGTCTTCTGAGAAAGCTCTTCCTAGTAATTCTTCATAGTTCTGTTTTAACATAACGATTCTATTCTGGTCTACACCGGGACGTTTCATAGACATATAGTATGCCAAACCACAAGTTAAAGGTGGGAGAAATCTCTTGGGTATATCGGCATTCTGTGCTTCCGATTTATTTACATCTTGGAGTTCACTGATAGTTTCTATCTTTAAAACATCGGTAGCATTTTCAGGAATAGGCCAAAGAGAAATAGTAATATTATTAACATCTCGCTTGATAGAATATTGACTAGCTCTTCCTGTCTGACCTTTACGTGGAATGAGGAGATACTCTTCGTAGGTAATACGGGTAGGAGCTAAATCAATTTCATCTCTGTTCACTACTACTTCCATAACATCAAGTACGGAATTACTTAATGTATAACTTGTTACACTGGTAGAAACCGTAACAGCAGTAGTAGCTGTAGTCCACAAAAGAATACCGCGATTCTGCCAGTCTTTCAGCATCAGATTGATAGACCGGCGTGCAGAAGCAGGCTCATGACCAAGAATCTGCTCACCACCTATCATTTCAGAAGCTTCCTGTATGACTTCATCTATATCCAGATTAAAGTCAAATGTACCTGAAACAGCCATTACTTACGTTTCTTTCGTTTTTTACGTTTCTTTCGAGAGACATCCCGTGCATTATCAAGGGCAATCGCTATTGCCTGCTTTTGAGGATACCCCTCTTCAATTAACTTTTTAATATTAGCACTAATCGTTTTATCAGAAGAACCGGATTGTAAAGGCATGCTCAGTCGTCATACTCGTAGATTTTACCGGGTTCATAATCACAGATAACATCTGTTTCTGGACCTACTACAGATGGACCTTTACGAGCAGCACCAAAGCCCTGCCCTGTAGGTTTACCAGTTCCATCAATCAATGCTTGCTTGTAATCCTTATAACCCTTCTTGGTATAAGGATACATTCTATTTCCATAAATAGGCATTAAACACTCCCTCCTGCTTTATAGCCTTGCATAATTTTACCACCACTTTTACGAGAAACTTTTCCACCTTTACGTTTAGGAATCTTAAACAACTGTATATCAATATCAGGCATTTTTAAATTTTCTAATGATTTCTCGAATCTCTTCCTTCTTCTTTCGGCGGACTTAGCACGTTCTTCAGATTTTTTAATATCTTTTACTGACATTTTAGAACTAGTTCTCATAACTAATCTCCCTAAACTCTTCCGCCAGCCTTATAGCCATACATGATTTTACCGCCAGATTTACGAGATACTGTTCCACCACGTTTACGTGCCTCTACAAGACGAGGACCAATATCTCCATGTAGTGTTTTCATATAATCTATAGCACCTGTTTGTGATTCATAATTTCCAGACCATCCATCTCCTGTCCAAACTTTATAATTACCACTAGGAGTTATACCTATATCTCCTGCTTTATTTTTTTTACTTGCTTTTGCAGGTACTGAAGTCGTAAGACGTTTTCTTGGCATACCTAATCTCCTTTAGACTCTTCCGCCAGACTTGTAGCCAACCATGATTTTACCACCGCCCTTACGAGAAGTAGTACCACCCTTCTTGCGCTTTACAGAACCACCCTTCTTCGCCATTGTACTGGCAGCAGAATAAGGTCTACGACCAAGAGCACGTTCCATGCCTTCGCTCTCGTGCCTGCGAGCAGCTAAATTGCCTCTCGTACCACGATTACGAGCACCTAGAGACTCATCCAGTCGTGCATTATAACCTTGTGTCAAACCGCCTGTCTGCTTCTTGACAGTACCGCCAGCCTTACGCTTTACGCTACCGCCCTTTTTAGCAAACCTGCTACGTTCTCTCTCTGATAAAACACCAGCCCTAGCTTCTTCAGCAGGATACAGACCCACATCAGTCATACCACCGCCATGCTTTTTAACTGTACCGCCTGCTTTCTTTTTCACGGTCCCACCCCCTTTTCTAGTAATTCTTGCTTTATAGTCCATTGATTTACCAACAGGACTTTTTTCTTTCATTTTTTCAAAACTAGATAAAGAACTTCTCAATCTATTTAAAGCTGTATCTCGTGCCTTATCAGTTTTAGCATTAGCCAGAGCTTGTGCTCTATGTCGTAATTCTGCTCCTACATCTACATCACCTAATTCAGTAGCAGCCGTTCTTTTAGGAACTTTCATTCCTGTCCAATGCTCTGTCTTATTAGCCATAACCTTTATCTCCTCTAAATAGTTCCACCTTTTTTGTAACCTTTACCATAACCTCTTAACGCAGCACCCGTTCCAAGTGCTCCACCTGTTTTTCTGTGCCAATTAGGTCCTTTTTTCACACCTGAAGGTTTCTTATCAATAGCTGATAATACATTTTTGTCAGTAATTGCTTCTAATACGTTTCTAGGTTTACGTGGAGGAGTTGTAACTCCTTTTAAAAATTGTTCTCTTTTTAATCCACGTTCATACTCTTCTTTCATAGCTCTATTTTTGAAGCCTTTTTTCCCAATTTCTTCTAAAGTATATGGCTTACGATGTTCAGCTTCATATTTTGCTTTTTTCGCTCTTTCACGTTTTAAACGTGCTGTACGTTGTTCGTCCGTTTCTTTAGGAGCGCCCTCACCATGACGCAAAGACCATAAGTCGTCAGAGTCAGGCACCTTTCCCGTAACAGGGTCACGGAAATGCGGTCCTCTCCGGTCTCCAGCAGAAACCTTTTTCTCTTTCTTTACTTGGTCTCCAGCTCTTTGTTTAACTCGCGCTACTTTTTTCTCTTCTACAGTTGCTTTAATATCACCGGGGTCAACTCCCATTCCTATTAGTTCTTTACGTTCTTTAGCAGTCAGTCTCTGTTTACGTGAAGTAGGAAGGTCTTCTATTTTTACCTTTGGATAGAGTTCTCCCTTTTTCTTTAATTTCTTTTTATGTCCAATAACTCCAGTACGGCTGGTAATAGGTTTGGAAGTATCAATTTCCCAATCCTGACTAAGATTAGTCGTAACTTTTCCAGTACGCTTTGGTTTAACATACTGACCAGTACGATAATGTTCCGCTTTCTTCTTTTTCTTTTTCTTAGCCATTATTTTAATCCTTTCATAGCTTCGGCAACTCTCTCTCGTACCAGACCACCCTGAGCAGCTTTAGCAGTACGTCCTTTACGGGATAATTCAGCAAATTTCTTTTTACCATATTTCTTTCGGCCAATCCATGCAGCCAAAGCGGCACTACCTGTTTTCTTTTCGAGAGCCTTGAATCTTTTGCCGCTCCCTAATTTTGGTTTGCTTCCTTTGGACATCTGAATTTCCTTCCCTACACTCGCTCTCGTTATGGTCATTTTTCTTTTCCTTATAGAACAGGTTTTCTACATCTGTATATGAGTAAAACTTATTGCACTCCACTAACTACTCCCTTGTATCAATGTATCTGCACTACCCGCAGGACTTGCAGCCTGTGCCATATCGTCCTGACGAGTTCTACGTGCCTGATTACGAAGGCCATCAATCGCAGAAGAATACTCTCCCTGCCACATCTGAATCGTATTAAAACTTTTCATAAACAGGGAAGCCTCTATCATCGACGCATAAAATAATGCATCGTAACAGAAGTCACTAAAGTAATTGTTGGGAGCAGCAGAACTAAGAGTAGTAGGACGGGATACATAGTATATTTCCCCATTATGAACAGAGGAAGGAGTAGGAGCAATAACAATTTGTGTATTGCTACGCATGCCATAATAGCGAGGCTCTCCTATGGAAGAACTCACATAAGGCCAATAATCATTTATAAATTCTGTGGTACGTGGTAGAAGATTTATTTTGGAACCAGCAGTCGTAATACTAAAATTCCGCACGATACGAGTACCGGACGGTAAAGAAACGAAAGGGTTCGAGGTAGAAACAGCTACAGAAGCATAAGAATTCAGACCAACGTCATCCAATTCCCGAATTAACCTGTTTTCCGCTTTATTAACAAACTTGGGAATCTGGTCTAAAAATTCGGTGGAATCATCTTCGGCTGTATCTTTTATATCTGCTACCAGATAAGTAAAATCAGCCATTTATCTACCCATAAAATACAGTTGTTACCGCTGCAGAAGAAGGCGCAGAGACTTTTACCGTTCCTCGAAACTTTGGTCCATAATCTCCCAGATAAATATCGGCACCAGCTACAGCTTTGAATTTAATTCCTACACCTGCCGAAGCACTAGCACCGCCTTTAGCAACTTGTTGCTTATCACCTGTTATCAGATAAGTACCTGCCACATCGGTATAAAGAGCAAAAATACGAGTTGTTGCGTTTACATCATTTGCTTGATTGAGAGTAACAGAAGTTGTAATATCTACCAATACTCCACTTCCCGTTCCTCCAGCATCCACCATTGCAGTCTTAATATTTGTAGACATATTATTTTTCCTCTATAGAAAGGGAAAATCGGAGGAGAGGCTAGTCTCCCCCGACTTTACTACTAACCTGAATTACCAAAATAACCACGCCAGTCGGACCAGCCGAAGCTATACCGCTCACGAGCTTTAAACCGGAGATTTCCAGTATCAAAGTCAGGCTCCATTTTAGTTTGCAATGGAACACGATTAAACATCTTGGCTCCATTGGGTACATTAGTTTTCACAAACCAAGCATCGGTATCCGTAAACCTACGATTGATATGTGACCCCTTCGGTAGCATACCCATACTACGAACGGAGTTGACATCGTTCCATCCTGACGGAGCTGTCAGTGCTGCAGAACCGTCAATAGCGATAGTTCCAGCAGATGGGATAAGGGTTGAATTTAACAGTGAATTTGCTGTTGCCCAATAATCCGGTGGAATATGGAGCGACGACGCAGCACCACCAACCAAAATTCCTCTATCATCCTTAATCTTTTGAATTGTAGTGATAGCGGCTTCCAACGATGCAAACGCAAGGTCAGCATCCGAAAGGTCATTCGATTGATTTCCATCACTAATAGTCGGATGTGCAGCACTGAAAAGTGGAACACCATCACCGCCATGATAAGCGGCAGTATCAGTGAATCCATTATTGAAGATATCAGCACCTTTGACCTGCTTCGTGTTTGCCATTGCGCGAGCAAGAGCTTTCGCACGAAGTTTCGCAAATGTGTCATAAAGATTATCTTCCATCGCCTCTTCAGTAACAGCAAACGCTAAAGCGATAGTTTCGTTGGTATACCGAGCTACGTAACTCTCACGAGCATTGTCGTAACTAACGGCAGCACCTTCACCTTTTACAGGAGCTGTACCGAAACCTGTAAAGAGAACTTCCTCTTCAAAAGCACGGTCAGAGTTTTCAACTTCAAACAACTCCCGATGTTCATTATCTACATCCCCGTACTCCAAACCGAATACGGCATTAAGACCGGGGAGTAGTTCTTTGGCAATACTAGCTCTATTAATAGCCATGATTTAGACTCCCCAATTATGGTAGAGCACTGACTGTAGTTGTAGCAGTCAGCATATCTACGTGATGTATAAGACGTACTTCCACAACAGGGAAAGCACGTTGTGCGGCCACGGTGATATCATTCCCCGGTTCGTCCAGAACACTAATAGGACGAACATCTAAAGGAAGAAATCCCCTTGTCGAGGCTGCAATACCGAAACCGGATTGTCCAGTAACAGTAGAGCCGCTTCCCGCCGTAATACCAAATGTGGTATAATTGATGTCTCCAGCAGACAACGAAGCATCAGCCTGAATGTAGTACGTGGACCAAGGGTCTGTATTCACAAACGCTTTTATATCGGTCGCTGATGTACCAGTAGGCCAGTACTTGTTCCACTTGGGTTCACCATTTTCAACATAGTGACAACCCATGAAGACACCCGCTGCTTGATATGCATCCCCAACGGATGTAGCACCCGCTGTAGGAATAATATTTCCTGCAGTTACGGCAACAAGGTCACCCGTAAAAATATTTGCAGCCAATCCAGACGCTATTGGAATTTCATCAAATCCGGTAGAATTAGCAGCAGAACCACGTTTACGAGCTGGGAGAAATCCGCGAAGATTTTTACTTGTTGACATTTTCTTCACTCCTCTCTAAAGCTTACCTTCAGTTACTCCTGAAAAGATGGTCTCCTTCCTCTTGTAACAGAAGATTTGCTATTATTAGTAATTGGCATTTTAGAATCAGAGGAATTCTCTAGTTGCATATTTACTGCTTCCATAAGATTTCTACTCTTGTCTCTATAATACTCAGTACGAGCAGCGGCTTTTATTTCTGGCTTCTTAGCCAATGCTAGGTCTCCACGACAGACCGCGCCACTGTATCGTCCTTCTTCCCGCACGAGAGAAGATGTAGCCATTTCCGGTATTTCTTCGGGTAAAACGAACTCCCAACCTTCAGTCATTTTCTTACCAATATTCTGGTAATCATCTTGTCCCTTGAAAGTTATACGTAACCATCTCAAAACCATTCCTTCGTTTTCAAAACGGTTTCGTATACTTATGGGAATATCAAGAGCATCCGGTTCTTCGTAAACATACTCCGTTTCTTCTCTTGTTTCAGAAATACGTTCATTAGCTGTACGTGCATTACGTGTGTCCATAATACTTATCCTCCGCGTCTGTTCAAATTAACAGTTGTATATTCACCTTCGGCTATATTAGCCTTTTGCTTTTCAACTGCATATACCTCAAGTGGAATATTCCATTTAGTTGCCAATCTCACATCTTCCGAACTGAGTTTGACTTTCTTATTGGAACTTGCAGGTGTACGCGATGCTCCTGCAACCACCTGAGCAGTCGATGACGTTGACTGTGCTCGATTCTCGAATTTATGAGGAAATTCATCGTGTATTCTACGATTTACTTCCTTATAAAAATCATCTGTAGACGGGTCCAATCCCAATTGTTTCAAATCATTGTCAATAGCAAGAGCTGCTGCTGACATAACGGAATCTTTCCCAAACCATTCATTCTCTGAAGCCCATATAATTGCTTTAGGGTCAGGGTTTTGCTGCTGTTGTCCTTGTTGCTGGAGTTGTGCAGCCTGTCGCTCTACATCCTGACTATATTGGTCTAACGCAACCTTCTGATTACTTAAATTCTGTAAATCAAACTGCGTTTCCATCAAAGATTCATGGGCTTTTAGTGTTTTTTCTCCATCTCCCGATTGATAAGCTTCCAAATAGTTCTGTCGGGCCAATTCAATCTTATTTTCAAGTTGTTTTTCCGAAATTTCCGTCGAAGCTTTCTGAGTTTCCGTAAAATTCTTCTCTCGATTCACCAATTGGTGATTTAATTGCTCATTTTGCTGAATCAGGTTCTGAATTTGTTCATCACGCTCTTTACGTTGACCCACAAGTTGTCTAATACGTTTCTGAGCACCGTCAGTTTCGATTCCATCAAGCTCTTTAGGCTCTTCTGGAGTTTCTGAGACTTCTGCAACCACTTCCGGTTCTGATGCTTTAGTTTCTTGAGGTTTTTCAGGCTCCTTTTCGATTTCATACTCTACTTCATCCCCTTTTACTGGAACTTCTACAGCGTTCCACTCTGAATCTTCAACCATTTGGATTCACTCCTTACGTTGTTCACGAAACAATCGACTTTACGTGTGTATATTATACACTATTTTACCTTTCGATACAATAGACGGTCAAGTTAAGCTGATAAATTAAAAGTCGGGTCTAAATATTTTGCATTTTCAACTCGCATCATAACTTGGTCATCGAAAAGCAAAAGTAACCTTACTCCTTTATAAAGCATCTTCACTCCTGCATGCTTTCCATAGCATACATAATCACCTGTACTACACCAAGGTCCAGCAGAAAACTTGGCTTCGTCCTGATAAGCCAAGTCTCCTAGCACAAGAACCCGACCTACAGTAGTTAAATAGGCCATATCATCCTTGGTAGAATCAGGAATTAGGATACCCCCTTTCGTGGTTGCCTTAATAGTTACAGGACGTATCAATACGTGGTAACCGGGTAAAAAAGGCAGAGGAGAAGGGTCTTTGACCTCTTCCTCCGTACTACTTATCCATTCATCGTTTTTAATAGCTTTCGCTAAAGCTGGCTGTTGCATATTACTCTTCTCCATCTTCGTAAGTACGTTTTTTTATGATATTAGTAAAACTATTTCTAGCCCACTCTATACCCGCACACATGCCAACCAAATGTTTATAGGAAGGATAATCGGGTGCATTCCCCTCTGCCAAGCTTTGTTTGATAACTTCGATTTCCTTATTAAAATCAGTTATTACTTCGTCCCATATATTCATGCGTGGTCGTGCATGATAACGGACATAGCACCTAGAGCGATTCCAGCCATAGAAAACCAGCTTAGTGGAGTAATAGCCCCCACACCTAAACATACCACGGCACAACCAGCCCAGCTACTAGGTTCACTCACTCGATTTTGTATCCATGTACTCATATTTATTCTCCTTATGATTGCCTTCATAATATGGTAACTTCTTTCCTCTAGCCGAATCAACTTCTTCTTTCTTTTCTTCACATGCGGCAAAAAGGAAGAAAATAAGAAAAGCAATAAAACCTAACTTAATCATCTTAATTCTTAGCTAAAAGGTCCGAAATCTTCAAAAGGGCTTCTACACGATTCTTCCCTTCTTTTTCCGCTAATTGGGCAATTCCCAAAACTTTCTTAGCAGTTGTCATTGTATTTACGTCCTCACTTTTTTGTTCCAATTCTGCAAGCTTAGTGAGAACGTCCATAGATTTAAGCTGCATATCACTGTCTAGTTCAGCTCCCTTCATAGAAGCATCATAAAGCATTTCTACAGCTCTCATGGCCTGCTTGCTTATACGGTCTCGTTCTTTCTGTTCTGCTTTGGACATAACATCAGACTGCTTCTGACCAGCCTTGATGCCTATTTCCAGTTCCTCAAGGTCCAGTTCACGATTCTTGAGAGCAGCCTCTGCAGCTTCGGTCTGAACCTGAATCTGAAGTTTCTGCTGCTCAAGCTGCAATCTTGCTTGTTCTATTTTCACCATCTGCTGTTCCGGTGACATCTGAACTCCCATTGCACGATTTGCGTTGAGAACCTGTTCCGCTGCCTGTGCCATTGCCAGTTCCGGTGCTTCTGGCATCTGTGCCTGCTCCGGTGGTAACTGACTGAGCATCTGCTGGGCAACCCCACCAACCTGCTCCTGATATTTCATGACAGCATGTTCCTGAATATTAGCTTCGATAATTGGCTTGACACGCTGCATCATAGGATTGGCTCCATGAATCGGGTCCTGCAGATAGGCAGTCTTTATCTTGACATGCGCTTCATGGTTCTGACCGGGGAAAGCCGCTATCGGTACACCCTTGGTAGCCGCTACAATATCGGATACCGGGTCCATCGCTTCCGCTTTCCGTTTCTCAGGAAGTATCTGTTCGATATTTGGCATGTTGGCATTTTCCAGAATAGTACGATTAAGTGCTTCCAGATTAAACATACCGGGAGGTGCCTGCTGTGCCAGTTGCAAGGCCATCTGAGAAATCATCAGACGATGAGCACTGGAAGGTACATTCGGGTCACTGACCGGAATAATATCGACACGCCCATCAAAATCTGATTTGAGAACATTCTGACTTTCACCGGGAATATCGAAAGGATATTCATCAGGGAGGAAGTCATGATTTATTCTGGCAATAATCTTGAATTCATCTTTCTGAGTTTTATGGACTCGTTTGTGAATTGCACTGAAAAACTTGCTTGAAGCTTCCAGTAAAGCCATTGTCGTTCCTACAGGACCATAAGAAGACATGTCGGAAATTACCTGTTCTGTGCTGTCGGCAAACTTCTGTCCTGCCGTAGCTACAAACTGAAGCATATTGTATAGTGTCTGGGATGGTTCCTTGTAGGGCAATGTCATAATTGCCTTGGTTAAATCCATTCCAGTTGCTTCCACTTCTTTAAACTCACCGGGGGAAATCGGGTCATTGTCTCCGACAATACGTACACCCTTCGCTTTATATCCTCCCGGTAGGTTGGCGAACTGACCAGCGTCCACGAGTGCCCTCATAGCAGCAGAAGCTGTCATTGTCAAGTTGCCAAGAAAATGAATTAGACCCAGACCATAAAAACTAAACCCCGGTACAAAACGATAATGCACGAAATGCAGAATCTTTTCCCGGCGCGGGTCATCGGGTTTATAATTCCTACGAATCGAAAGAACTTTACGTGATTGCTCTTCCACCGTAACAATATACGGAAGAGGAACTCCTTCCACTTCTCCATTGTTAAGCTCTTCAGGAAGTTCGAGATAACAATGCTGTTCCAGTAAAACATACTGAGGGTCACTATCTCCCGAAGGATTAAGACCCATAATAGTATCCATTTTATTCGTTATAGGAGCTTGGGTAGGAGTGGTAGCATCCTCCAAGTCCACATCCAAATACATACCGGAAGCTATCTGACGGGCTAAGTCATGAGGAGTCCGGTAAATAACATGCGTATAACGGTCAGCCTTTCTCAGGTCACTTGCATAAGAAGAAACATAAAACTGGTCAATAGGAACGAATTCAGAGACAGGACGGGATAAGGAAGCATCATAGTAGACTTTCTTGAAAGCGGAACCCATCAAAGGAAGATGAAACAGCATACGCTCGAATTCATCGAAATACTCAGGCATCTGCTCCGTAAGCTGATAATTCATAAACATCTGAACACGGTCAGCCTGCTTATCTTTCTCAGGAGTATACTTTCCGATTACCTGTGCCTTTACAGGACCAGCAGGTGGAAAGAGTTCCTGCGAAGCTTTGGACTGGAACTTAACGGCAGACTCAATTAGCAACGGATGGACAGCACTACAGGCACCTTGGAATGGTTCCGAAGCATCCTGAAGTTTCAGGCCAAGCAGGTCAAAGCCGCGCTCAAACATAGACTCCCATTCCTGACGGGAATCCTTGTCAGCTTCATAGCGTTCAAAGACTTCTCCTGCAATCTTCTTGAGAAGCTCGTCATCTACATCTTCAACCAGATTTCCATACCAGTCAGAGGTAACAGAAGAACCTCCTGATATTTCCGTTTCTTCACTAAAATTAACAACGACACTTCCATCAGGATTTACATCGAAAGAGACATTCTCTTCCGTGCTTGCTTCCGGTCGAATAGGAATTACATTCGTTTCAGGAATAAGTTCGTTGGGGTTTCGTTCTATTGCCAT